AATTTCAGGATTTTTGCATGATTTTTTAGGGCAAAATGAGGTGATGTTATGACCAGAGGTAGAAAACCTAATAAGAGACAACTATTGTCTCTTAATCCAAACCCAAGGCCATCGACAGTAAACCCAAGTCCTGTTGAATGGGATGTGAACGACCCAAGAATGCCAGACTGGTTAGATGCAATCGGTCAGAAAAAGTGGCACGATCTTCTGACAGGTTTAAAGCCCATGGCTATTCTTTCATCAGTGGATGCTGATGCGATTGCTGTTTATTGTGCGATGTATTCCCAAGTGGTTAGGTGCCAGCAACAGATAAATAATTCTGGTGGATTCATTCAGGAGGAAGGCCGACCAAAGAAATCAGATCCTGCAGTGGATCAACTAACCAGTCTTTCAGCCCGACTTTCCACCCTTGGGAAATCTCTTGGGCTATCTCCCATGGCCCGATCAAAGATGGTCAGTGATCCTGTGGTTACCCAGGGAAATTGGATCAAGGATCTTTGTGGTGTGGATATTGGTGCCAATGGCGATTAAGAAACCAAAGAAAAAACCTGCTGATCCATTGATCATTCCATTCATCGAAAGGGCACTCAAACACCATAAAGGTGAATGGTCAGGGAAGAGGTTCACACTTCAAGAATGGCAGAAGGAAATTCTGCGTGAAGTGTTTGGAAAAGTAGATAAGCATGGAAACAGGATTATCAGGCAGGTCTATTTGGAAGTTCCAAGAAAAGCTGGCAAGACAACTTTGGCTAGTGCCATAGCATTGTGGCTTTTGATAGAGGGTGAACCAGGAGCAGAGATATATTCCGCAGCAGCTTCCAGAGAACAGGCACACATCTGTTTTGATTCAGCTAAGAACATGGTTGAAGCATGCCCACCACTAGCTGCTAAACTGCAACCATTCAAAAATACCATCATCTATCCTGACACTAAAAGCTTTTATAAGTCCATCAGTGCAGATGCTCATACTGCCCATGGTGGAAACCCTCATGGAATTGTGATTGATGAATTACATACGCAGAAATCGCGCGAACTTTATGACACCCTGATGACTGGAACACTAGCTAGAAGGCAACCATTGTGTGTGATGATTACCACTGCTGGCAGTGATAGAACATCTTTCTGTCATGACATGCATAGTCATTGCCTGAAGTGGTTAGATGGAACCATTCAGGACAAAACATTCTATGGCAAAATCTTTGCTGCTGATATCGATGATGACTGGACATCTGAAGCCACTTGGAAGAAAGCTAACCCTGGTTATGGCATCACAGTTAAGCCAGCTTACTTTCATCAGAAGGTGCAGGAATGTAAAGACAACCCAGCACTGGAAGCAGCTTTCAGGCGAGACCATTTAAATCAATGGATTGAAACGGATGTCCGATGGATTTCCCCACTTAAGTGGGATGAGTGTCAGATACCCACTCCAGATCTTACTGGGCGTGAATGCTGGGCTGGACTGGATCTTTCAGCCACCATGGATATGACTGCCCTAACACTTTTTTTTCCCAGTGAAAATGAAGATGAACCACACTATGTTCTGCCCTTCTACTGGGCACCTGAAGAAGCCGACAAACTGCGGGAGAGGTTAAACCGATTCAGAATTAAGCCATGGGTTAAGGCTAAAAAAATAACAGCCACTCCTGGTAATCGGGTGGACTATCGGCAGATCAAAAGAGACATAATGCAGCTTGGCGAAATTTACAAAATTCAGGAGATTGCTTATGACCCTTGGCACTCTGATCAGATCGTTCATGAACTGTCAGATGATTTTAGCATGGTCAAGTTTGGGCAGACCCCAGCAAACCTATCACCACCCACTAAAAAGCTTGAGGAATGGATACTAGCAAAGCAGATTTCGCACGATGGCAACCCTGTTTTAAGATGGAACCTTGGCAACATCAGTGTGAGTCTGGATGACAATAATAACTACAAGTTGTCGAAAAAGAAAAGTCGTGACAAAATAGATGGGATTATAGCTTTGGTGATGGGATTGGGTCGCTGGATGGTGACGGCAGGAGCAGAAACAAAAACTGAAACAACAGGAGCAGGGATTGAATTCCTGTAAATCATGCCTTTACAAGCACTCAGATCCTTATTCGCAAACACTGTAAACAAACTTGCTGGATATAGTTTAATAAGTGATTCAGGATCATGGACCTACACAGGCATTTCTAATACTGGACAGAATGTAAATCAAGCATCAGCGATGACTTATTCAGCAGTTTGGGCAGCAGTTCGGGCAATCTCTGAAGGTGTAGCCAGTCTGCCATTGCAAGTGTTTAGAAGGGGTCATGATGGTTCAAGGTCCAAGGCCAATGATCATCCACTTTATAGAATCCTTCACGATCAACCAAACCCAGAGATGTCTACCTTAACTTTTCGAGAAACGCTCATGGGGCATGCGCTCGTTTGGGGTAATGGCTATGCAGAAATCGTCAGAGATAAAAACTCTGGCAGGGTACAACAACTCTGGCCATTGGATCCATCATTGGTGGAACCTGTGCGTGATGAGAATGGGGAACTGTATTACAAATACGGATCACTGATTTATCTTGCCACAGAAATTTTGCACATCAAAGGCCTGTCTTTTGATGGGGTCAAAGGCTATAGCGTAATTGCCCAGGCTAAAAATTCAATCGGTCTTGGTATGGCTGTTGAGGAATTTGGATCAACCTTCTTTGGTCAGGGTGGAAAACCTGCTGGGGTCATCTCGGTACCAGGAAAACTTAATTCAGAAGCTATCCAGAACATGCGCAAATCATGGGAAGATATGCATGCCACTGTTAAGAATGCACACCGAGTAGCAATACTTCAGAATGGTGTAACCTACCAAACAATCGGAACACCCCCAGACGATGCCCAGTGGATAGCATCTAGATCATTCCAGCTTCAAGAAGTGGCACGATGGTTCAAAATTCCAGCCAGCAAAATTGGTGCTGGTGCAGGAACTTACAGCAGCCTTGAGCAAGATAACTTAGCATTCCTTCAGGAAACTTTGCGCCCTTGGTTAATCCGATGGGAGCAGGAAATTAACTTCAAGTTGATCAGCTCGCTTGACCAGCTTTATGCAGAGCATAATCAAGATGCACTTCTTAGGGGTGACACTGCAGGCAGATCAGCATTTTATGCCAGTGCGCTTAGTTGGGGATGGTTATCTAGAAATGATGTGAGAGCATTGGAGAACCTACCACCATTTGAAGGTGGTGATGCCTACATGATACCAAAGAATATGGATCCTGCCTTTGGACCAGGACAAACACCAGCAGCAGTAGATCAGGCAAAAACTTTAGGCCAGATGCCAACCCCACCCATACCCGATCCAACCCCAGCACCTGCACCCCAACAAAACACCTTTGGCTTTGCCAAACTTCTGGAAGCTGCAAGGAAACAGATTAGAAAGATTGAAGTCAATCATCTGGGAAGGATTAGCAATAAGCCTGGGGATTTTATCCCAGCCTTAGAAAAGTTTCTTGAAGCCCACCAAGAGCGGGTCCAGATTATCTTGGAACCTGTAATGGAATTCATCCAGCCAGAATCGGGTGGTGGTGTCCGAGCTGCTGCAGATCATTGTGAAGCATTGAAGGCAGAATGGCTGGACTTAGCTGGATCTGCCACACCTAGAAATCTAAAACTTTTGGCCGATGAGAAACTTAAGAACTGGATCGATACCAAAGCTAACTGGGAGAAAGTCACATGGTTAAACTAGAAACACGATTCACCACAGAATTTAGGGTAGAGCAAGATGGGAAAAAGTTAGTGGGTTATGCTGCCAAGTTTAGCCCTAACAGGTCTCAGGATCTTGGCGGATTTTTAGAACAGATAGATCCCAAAGCTTTTACACGATCACTGGCGCAGGGTGCAGATGTTCGCGCACTTATTAACCATGATCAGAATCTAATCCTAGGGCGGTCCACAAGTGGCACCCTTAATCTTTCAGTTGATTCTGAAGGGTTACTTGTAGAAATTACCCCACCTGACACATCTTATGCAAGGGATCTAATGATCTCGATGAGCAGAGGTGATGTCACCCAAATGAGCTTTGCCTTTGTGACCAAGAAGGATGCATGGGATAAAGATGGTGATAAGAACATCCGAACCCTGCTCGATGTAGATCTGCATGATGTGTCTGCAGTAACCTATCCTGCCTACCTGAATACTGAAATAGGCCTAAGAAGCTTGTCAAGTTTTTTAGCAGAAAAACAGGAGCAGGAATCAGAGATTCAAAA